GTGAGGGGTGGGGGGGAAGGGGTCGCGATCCGTGCGCGCTGTCGGGCGCGGGTCGCCTGCGCACGCCCTGGCGCATATAGGTCGAGCCCCCTGGCCGCTGGGCTAGAGACACCCCTTTGCCCCGGGTGTACAAAATCCATACGTTCGTCTGGTGGTTGGACAGACCGATTTAAACAATCTACAACGCGCTGGAAGGCTTGGGTGCTACCCATGTGCCAGCCAGTACCTGATCGAGGCTTGTAGGTGCCTTCCTGTGGCTTGGCGGGGCATCGGCTCATCGTGCATCTGCCTGCAGTTGTCGGATGCCGGTGGCCAGGACTGCGCTGGTGGGCTCGATGCCCTCGGCTCGGTACAGCGGCAGCAGGGTGTCGAGGCTGTCGGCGATCTGCTCGGCTGTCAGGCCGTGCGCGATCAATTCATCAATTTCAAAGTTTCCTATAACTGTATTAAACCTCTTTAAAGACTCTTTATAAATACTCTCTCTTATGTGTTCTCCTGAGTTATAGGAAACTGTGGAGTGTCCTATTGGTTGCCTATGGAGGGCTTCATTGGACACTTCTGGAGAGCTCTCATTGGACACTGGTGAGTGTCCTATGGATTGATGGTTATCAACTGACTTGTCCACAGTTCTTGAGTTCTTGGACTGTGCTTTTCGGATGCCATCTTTCATCTCTCTGACCGTTCTGGTCTGGCCTGACTTGGGCATGGTTTTGCTCCTGGTTGGTGGTTGCTTGAATGCTTTGGAGATCAGGCTTGCGATGCGTGCCTGACCGGCTGGATCTGGTGTTTCTTGCATACTGGGTGGTCTGGTGTCTTCCTTGTTGCTGGTGATGATGATGGCTTCCTCTGCTGTGATGCTGGGGTCGAAGATGACTCTGAGGGTGTTGCAGCGCTCGCCTCTGAAGCCTTTGCGGACAATCTCGACGTAGCCTGCATCGCGCAGCTTGGCCAGCTGGTTGGTGATGTTCTGGCGGCTGGTCTTCATGTCCTCAGACAGACGCTTCTGGCTGACCCAGGTCAGGCCTGCCCGGTTGCAGTAGCTGCACAGCAGGGCGAGGATGCGCACAGCGCCATCAGTCAGCTTGGGATCTGTCAGCGCCCGGATCGGCATCACGCACACCTTGCGCTGGTCTGGCGGCGCGTCCTTTTCCTTGATGCGCGGCTTCTTGGGCAGCGTGAAGGGAATAACTTCAGGCATGGCGCTCACTTGGATGCCTTCCAGAGCTCGCGCACTTGCTTGGCCAGCTCGTAGCCTGCGGCCTCTCCGCGCTTGTCTCTGACCGCCATGATGTAGTCCCTGCGGCTGATCTGCGGGGTTGACTTGCGCCGCCTGTTGACCGTGACCGGCAGGTGCTCAAGCACCCACTTGGCCTCGCAGTAGGCGCGGTAGGCTTCGCTGTAGCTGCCCACCTGGGTGCCGTCTGGCAGCGTGATGAGCCGGGCACCCTGGTGGACTTTGCCGCAGGCTCGGCAGGCGAGTGGATCATTTGGGTTTGGCATTCTTGGGTGTGACCACTCTGGTGACCTGCTCGGTGGTCACAAAGCGGTGGAGGTTGGCGCACTCATAGCGCCGGTAGATGGTGTTCTCGGGGCGCTGACGGGTTTCCTTGACCTGCACCCAGGTCTGGCAGACGGGGCAGCGCATCTCAGCGCCTGCGCCAATTCCACTGGCGGTAGCTAAGCACCCCGTCATAGACTTCATAAGCTGTGGTGCCGGTGAACTGCTGCTGGTGACGGCGCAAAATGCGGATGGCATCACCGTAGATCTGGCGCACCCGCTGGCCGCAGACACCGATTTGCAGCCCAATCTCAACGAACGTGAGCTCCTCAATCACCACCAGCTCAATGACCAGCGCCTGCCGGTCGGTCAGCGGGGCGTCTGTCAGGATCTTGGTCAGCAACTGGCGGCGCTCAACATGATCCATGTCGGCCTCCAGCTCCCATGACCAGCCCTGCCTGGGCAGCTCTGGCAGCTCGTCATCCCGGCTGTACCAGATCGACTTGACTTCGCTGGGCAGGTTGGCGGTCATCAGCTTGCCGTAGTAGGGCGAGCCCTTGCCTTGCGCCATGTTGCGCTTTGATTTAAAGCCTGTCATGTGTTTCGCTCCTTGCGCTGATGGCGGCGGCGCACTCGTCTGCAATGGTCTCTGCACTTGCGTAATGTTGTTGTTGGTACTTCCGCGCAATCCCTTCGCAAGCTGCCACACACGCCTCTCGCTCGGCCTCGGCAAAATGGTCAGCAAGTTCCCGCGCACGGTGTTTGTTCACACCTTCTCGGACTAGGCTGACCACCACCATGTCGCGCCACTGGCTTGGCTCTGCTGGTGTGTATTCGTGGTGTGTATTTGCTGGGCTGGTGTGTATTGCTGAGGGTGGGTAGTTGTTGCTGCTGCAAGCCACGCACTCGTAAAGCACGGCTGCTTTGCACTCGGGGCAGGTAGGCTCCTGCTCTGGCTGTGCTGCTCGGGTGTTCCAAGTCTGGATAGCGGCTTCTGCGGCCTGCTCAATCGCCGCGCTGCGCTCCATGGTCATCGTGTTGATGCGCTCTTCGCCGCCTTGCGCGCCGCACCCGTCGCACTCAATCACCAGCCAGCGGAAGGTAGAACCTTCTCTGTGCGATAGCCCAACGTGTCCGCAAAATGGGCAGGGTAATGGCTCAGTCATACGTTGCACTCCAATGCCCAGTACAGCAGCGCCAGCGCGTCTGCTTCGTTGTCGTCGGTAACAGGGTGGCCGCGCAGCCGTATGGCCGCGATCATGGCCACCTTGTCGGCGTTGCCCTTGCCGGTGGCGTGCTTCTTGATGGTGCCCACCGGCACGCCCTGGTACGGGATGCGGTGGTGCTCGCACCAGGCCGTCAACGTGGCCATCAGGCCGCCGTAGACATGGGCGCTGTCGGTGCTGGCGTGCCTGCGCACCTCCTCGAAGTACACCGCCTGCAGCTCGCCGCCCAGGGTGCCCTTGAGCTCAGAGAGCCACTGCTTGAAGCGCAGGTAGCGCATACCGCCGCCCTCGTAGCGGCCCGGCTTAAAGCTGGCCCAGCCATGCACGATGGTGTTGTCCAGCGGCCTGCAGGCCCAGCCGGTGGTGGTGCCCAGGTCAAGGGCCAGGATTGACTCGGTCACAGGGCACCCGCCTGCCTGAGAGCCTGGACGAACTCCTCGATCTCAGGGCAGGGCACCTGAGTGGCGTGCTGCTGGTCGCCGGTCATGGCCAGCGCCTCGGCCACCACCTCGTCCGGGTAATGCACGCCGTCCTTGACCCGGTCGAGTAGCCTGATCGCTTCTGCGTAGGTCATGGCTGGCGCACCCCGCTCAGAAAGCGCTGCAGCCGGGGCTGGAGCTCGCCGTACTTGGGCATGAGCTGGTCGCGCACGCACTGGTCAATGAGGGATGACACGCTGCGCCGCTGGTCGGCAGCCGCAGTGTCCAGCAGCGCCCTGGTGGCAGGGTGCAGCCGCATGAGGAAGGGTTTGAGTTTGGTGTCCATTGCTCAAGTGTATATCGATCAGATATTGCACACCACACCCAAGTCCCTGATTATTTGGCGATCTTAGGGTAAACACCTACAAAATAAGTGGTTTGGGTCTTGCACAAGCGATATACAACCGTGCTACACTGCGTCCATGTTCAACAGCGCAGATAAAGCGCAAAGGAGTTCAACATGACCCCAGCACAAAAAGCCCACGAAACTCGTGTATTTGCATTTGCACGCCAAGTGGTGGCTGAAATCAATCAGCTCATCTCAAGCGGCGGCTGCAGCGACGCCGAAGTAGTTGCCATTTTCACGGGAGGTGAAAAGCGCAAAGCGGTCAAGGTTGATGCCTTCCACCTGCTGGACACGCAGCCTAGCCGCTTCGGTGGCAGTTACTGCCCGGCTTGGTTCAGCGCGTTGCGTAGCTGTCGCAATCACCCCGTTCACGGCGCCGAGTTGTTTGCTTCTTGGAACTGATCATGGCACCACACACCGGCAAATTCGTCGCCTACTTCCGGGTCTCCACCGACCGCCAGGGCAAGTCTGGCCTGGGCCTCGATGCGCAGCGCGAGCGCGTCATGAACTACTTGAACGGCGGCAGCTGGTCTTTGATCGGTGAGTTCACCGAGGTCGAGTCGGGCCGTATGAATGACCGCCCAGCCCTGGCTGATGCCGTCAAGCTCTGCAAGCGCGAGAAGGCCACCCTGGTGGTGGCCACCCTTGACCGCCTGACCCGTGATCTGGCGTTCGGTGCCACCCTGCTCAACGACACCAAGGTGCGCTTTGTTTGCGCCGACTTCCCCGAGGCCAGCCGCGAGATGCTGCAAATGCGCATGGTCTTCGCCGAGTGGGAGGCCCGCAAGATCGGCGAGCGCACCAAGCTGGCGCTGGGCGAACTCAAGAAGCGCGGCGTGAAGCTGGGCTCACCCACCCCCAAGGTCGGCTCGGCTGCCGGGGTCAAGGTGGTCATAGCCAAGGCCGACAAGTACGCCGATCGGGTCGGGCCCATCGTGCGCGACATCATCCGCAAGTCGGGCGCCGACACCATGCGCGACATTGCCGCCGCCCTGGAAGCTCGTGGCGTGGCCACACCCAGGGGCAACACCAACTGGGGGCCGACTCAGGTCTCCAACCTGCTCAAGCGCATCAAATGACCGCCTGCACCCTGCACGCCGCCGCCAGTCAGCCAAGCCTGACCGGCTGGCCGGGCGTGCCCACAATGTCACACATCGAGGAGATGGTTGTGTCAGACCCGCTGTTTAACTGGGAGCAGCTCTTCCCAGAGGATGCCACCAAGCTGGGGCAGTACCTGCAAGAGATCGGCCACCGCCCGGTGTGCCGCCTGGACATCCGGATCACCAGCCTGGAGGAGCTCAAGAAGGCCGCCGTGCTGGTCGGCGAGCTCAACAAGACGCTGCAGGTGCTGGCCTATGCCGACGACCGGCATGAGGCTCTCCGGGTGATCCTGGCCCGTGGTGCGATGCAGCAAGCGCGCATCGGATTGAAGTTTTTGCGCACCAAGAAGTTCTTGGCTGAGCAAAAAAAGGGCACTACCCGTAGTGCCCCTTGGCCCCTACAGGTTGGGGATTTGGACAGGCCCTGGAAGGGGCCGAAAGCAGATTGATTTACAAGGAGAAAATCGTGAAGCCTTTTTTTAAAACCGAGGTCAATGCGCATAATTTGTATAGCGTCAGTAGACACCGGCAACACTACCTGCAGTGTTTGCCTGAGCCAGAGGAGACCCTCGGAGAGAGGGTTGCTGCAGCCGCAGCATTCCTGGCGTGCATCGCCCTGTTGATCATCATCACGGGGTGACCCATGGATGTCAAGATCACCTTCCCCAGCAAGCACCTGCTTGAGGGCTTCGAGTACGTCAACGCCGCCGCCACCAACGTCGAGGAGACATGGCGCAAGTTCGGCTGGGTGCCAATCGCAGAGCGCAAGGCCGAGCTCAAAGTGCAGCAGGCCGTCAAGCGGATCAAGATCAGGGAGCGCACCGATGCTGGCTCCTAACCTTGCCGCTGGCCGCGACATGCGCGACCGCCAGCTCGACATCTTCGAGCAGCGCGACCACCACTTCCTGGAGCGCTGCCGGGCACTAGCTGTGCTCATCTGCAAGCAGCAGGGTGAGGTCTGCATCAACGACATCCGAGCCT